AACATCAGGAAAACTATTCAAGATAAAGTTTCAGGAATAGATGACAAAATAAGCGAACTTACTCAAGAAAAATCAGAAATTGAAGTGTCAATATCAATCGAAAAATCAAATAAACATCTAGATGATGTTATTTCTGAATTAAGAAATGAAGAAGACAGATTATTGGATGAAAAAGAAAAGTATTCACATGACCTTTATATCTTAAAAGAATTTACAACAACAAAAGTCAAAATGCTTACTGAAAACATCAATAACGAATTTGATATTGCTGAATTTAAGCTATTCAATACCTTAGTTAACGGCGAATTAGAAGAAACATGTTCAACAACGGTTAATGGTGTCGAGTATGACAGCGGTTTAAATAACGCCTCAAGAATTAATGTTGGCTTAGATATCATCAACACACTATCAAAACATTTTAAAGTTACAGCGCCAATATTTATTGATAATGCTGAATCAGTAACAGAGCTTATCAAAACAGAATCACAACAAATTCAATTGATAGTAAATGAACAAGATAAAAAATTAAGAATGGAGACTATATAAAATGACGAATGAATTACTATTAAAAAACAATAAAATGGGCGACAACGTTCTATCTAGAGTTAAGACATTAGAAGCACAAGGAGATTTACAGTTTCCTGCAAACTATTCGCCTGAGAATGCAATGAAGTCAGCAATGTTACAACTGCAAGAATTAAAAGGATCTAAAAAAGATGGTTATAAACCAGCGCTGGAATTTGCAACTTCAACCAGCATAGCAAACGCCTTAATGGACATGGTTGTACAAGGTTTAAATCCTGCTAAGAATCAAGGCTATTTCATTATGTATGGCGATAAGGTTCAATTCCAAAGAAGTTACCACGGAACAATGGCAGTAACTAAACGTGTAGCAGGCGCAGAAGAAATTAATGCAGAAGTCATATTTGAAGGTGACGAAGTTAAGTATAAAACTAAAAACGGAAAAATTGTTGAACTTGAACATACACAGTCTTTTGGTAACAGAAACACACAAAACATTATCGGTGCATATGCAACAGTTGTATTTAAAGATGAAAGTAGAAATTACACTGAAATCATGACATTTGAAGAGATTGAAGAAGCGTGGAAGCAATCACAAATGGTTTATAACGGTGTATTTAAAGAAGACGGTACACACAGAAGATTCCCTCAAGAAATGGCTAAAAAGACTGTAATAAACCGTGCATGTAAAAAGATTTTAAACAGCACGGATGACGCTAGTCTTTTATCAAATCAAATTAAAGAATCTGAACAACGTCAACGCAAAGAAGTATTGGATGCAGAAGTTGAAGAAAATGCAAATCAAGAACAATTGGATTTTGAACCACCAGTTTTTGAAGAAGCACAATACACAGAATTAGAAAATGATAAGCCTATTGATGTATCTGACTTTGAAGAAATAAAAGAACCTGCAACAGAAAAAGAAAGCGAAGAAGAGCCATTTTAATTGAAACAATAGCAACTGGTTCAAGTGGTAACTGCTACGTCTTAAATGATGGACGTACTACGTTACTATTTGAGGCAGGTATAAAATTTGAACGTGTTCAAAAGCATTTCAAATATAAAACAAGACATATAGCAGGGTGTCTTATCACACACGAACATGGTGATCATGCAAAGTATACAAAGCAGTTTGTCGACAATGGTGTAATCAGCTATATGACTGCTGGAACACAACAAGCTATGAATTTTGAAAGTCATCGCTTATGCACGATTAAGGCAAAGCAAGAGCTGCGAATAGGCACATGGTCAATTCTACCGTTTGACATCGAACATGATGCTAACGAGCCTGTGGCTTTCTTATTACAAAGCACATTAGGTTATAAGGTCCTGTATGTTACTGATACGAAGTATCTGAAATACAAATTTAACGGCATTACGCACATGATGTTAGAAGTTAATTATATCTATGAACAAATGCAAGAAAACATAAAAAACGGCAGTGTACACAGCGCATTAGCAAACAGAATTATGGAGTCTCATTTTAGCTTAGAACATGCTATCGGAATGTTGAAAGCAAATGATTTAACTAGACTCGAAGAAATACATTTAATTCATTTAAGTAGTCAAAATTCAAATGCAAAATACATTAAAAGTGAAATACAAAAAGTGACGGGCGCGCCCGTTTATGTTGGAGGTTTATAAATGCTAAACAGAACAATATTAGTTGGTCGTTTAACTAGAGACCCAGAATTAAGAACCACTCAAAGTGGTGTAAATGTAGCATCATTCACATTAGCAGTTAACCGCACATTTACGAATGCACAAGGAGAGCGCGAGGCAGACTTTATTAATATCATCGTATTTAAAAAACAAGCAGAGAACGTTAATAAATACCTATCTAAAGGATCGTTGGCGGGCGTAGATGGTAGGTTACAAACGCGGAACTATGAAAATAAGGAAGGTCAACGTGTATACGTTACGGAAGTTATTGCTGATAGTATTCAATTTTTAGAACCGAAAAACTCAAATGACACTCAACAAGATTTATATCAACAACAAGTACAACAAACACGTGGACAATCGCAATATTCAAATAACAAACCAGTAAAAGATAATCCGTTTGCGAATGCAAATGGTCCGATTGAAATAGATGACAATGATTTACCATTCTAATTTAACCGGTTTGAAAGTGAGGTGTGTATATGACTGGTTGGATAAGTATTGATCGCTCAATTCAAAATCATTGGCTATTTAAAGAAAAGAGAACATTTTCAAAGTTTGAAGCATGGATATATTTACTCATGGAAGCGAATCATTCAAAGGCAAAAGTGCCTATTGGAAACCAAATTGTAACCGTAGAAAGAGGACAAAGATTAACATCGATTTTGACCTTGTCTGACCTTTTTAACTGGTCACGATTTAAAGTGAAAACCTTCCTTGACTTACTCGAGAGTGATGGAATGTTAGAAGTCAAAACAACATCAAAATATACCCTTATAACCATTGTCAATTATGACTTTTATCAAAGTGAGCAGGGCAGGAACCAACATCAAAACGACATCAAACCAACATCAAAACAACATCAGTCAAACATCAACCCAACATCAAAACAACATCAAACCAACACAAACAATAATGATAATAAAGATAATAATGAAAAGAATGTGAATAATGAGAAGAAGAAGACAACCGCCTTCGACTTCTTCCAAGATAACGGATTCGGTTTCATAACTTCTTACAATTTAGACGATTTAAATTATTATCTTGATTCATTTGAAAATGATTCAGATGAAATAGTTACCGCATCACTTAAAATCGCTAAAGACAGAAACAAAGTTACTTGGGGATATGCTAAAAGCATTTTGAATACATGGCTTAATGCAAACTTGAAATCTATTGAACAAGTACGTGCATTTGAAAAGCAACAACTTGAAAGCAAAAAACAAAATTATAAACCTTTCGTTAAACAATCAAAAGAAAAAACACCCAAATGGCTCACAGACAGCACGAGAGAAACGAAAACGCCGGAAGTAGATGAAAACCTTGAGAAAGACAGAGAAGCTTTTATTAAGCGTCTAAATAGCAAATGGGAGTGATTGAAAATGGATGCATTTGATAAATACTATCTATTTGATCATGACGGCAACAAAATGTTTTCAGTTACACCACATTTTAAAGATGGTCGGCATTTAGTTGTTGGAATAAAAGAAACAAAATTTAATGGTCGTCGTTGGTATTTAGACGATTATGAATTAAATACACTTATTGATAATGAACAAATGGAGTTAGGACACCAAACAAGCTTATTTGAATATATATGAGGGATTACATGGAGATAGAAATTAAATTTAATGAAGTGTTTAATGCGCCGATGGGGTCGCCTCGTCCACGCTTTCGTAATACAGGTAGATTTGTTCAAACTTACATGCCAACGTCTTACACAAAGCATAAAGCGTATATACAAGGGCAAATGCCTAAGTTAAATCTAGAGCGCGCACTAAAAATCGAATTAGACTTTTACTTTCCATTGCTTAAATCATGGTCGAAGAAAAAGAAAAGCGAAATGGTTGGGCAGTATAAAGTGACTAAGCCGGATATCGACAACTTAATTAAAACGGTATTAGATGCTTGTAATGGCCATGTATGGAAAGACGATAACCAAATTACAGAAATAACTAGCTCAAAGCGTTATGGAATTGAGCCCAAAATAATCATACGAATAGAAGAAATATAAGAGGTGGATAAAATGGCGAGAAAAGCAAGGATTGTAACAATAAATGATAAACCTTATAGGTTCAGTAAATTTGAAATGGAATTAATAGAAAGTCACGGTATAACCGCTGGAATGGTTTCTAAGAGAGTAAAAGACGGTTGGGAACTACATGAAGCAATGGACGCACCAGAAGGTACGCGTTTAAGCGAGTACAGAGAAAAGAAAACAATAGAAAGACTGGAACAAGCTAGACTCGAACGCAAATTGGAAAGAAAGCGAAAGAGAGAGGCTGAGCTAAGAAGAAAGAAGCCACACTTGTTTAATGTACCTCAGAAACATTCACGTGATCCGTACTGGTTTGATAATACTTATAACCAAATGTTCAAGAAATGGAGTGAAGCATAATGAGTGTAATCAGTAACAGAAAAGTAGATATGAATGAAATACAAGACAATGTTAAGCAACCAGCGCACTACACATACGGCGACATTGAAATTATAGATTTTATCGAACAGGTTACGGCGCAGTATCCACCACAATTAGCATTTGCAATAGGTAATGCAATCAAATATCTATCTAGAGCACCGTTGAAAAACGGACACGAGGATTTAGCAAAGGCGAAGTTTTATGTCCAAAGAGCTTTTGACTTGTGGGAGCAATGACTATGACATATAACGCGCGCAAAGAATACTTAAACCAATTTTTCGGATCTAAGAGATATCTGTATCAGGATAACGAACGAGTGGCACATATCCATGTAGTGAATGGCACTTATTACTTTCACGGGCATATCGTGCCAGGTTGGCAAAGCGTTAAAAAGACATTTGATACTGCTGAAGAGCTCGAAATATATATAAAGCAACATGGTTTGGAATACGAGGAACAGAAGCAACTAACTTTATTTTAGAGGAGATGGAAATGATGAATAATCGTGAACAAATTGAACAATCCGTTATAAGTGCTAGTGCGTATAACGGCAATGACACAGAGGGATTGCTAAAAGAGATTGAGGACGTGTATAAGAAAGCGCGAGCATTTGATGAAATACTTGATGGAATGACAAATGCTATTCAACATTCAGTTAAAGAAGGTATTGAACTTGATGAAGCAGTAGGAATTATGGCAGGTCAAGTTATCTATAAATATGAGGAGGAACAAGGAAAATGACTAACACATTAACAATTGATCAGTTACAAGAGTTATTACAAATACAAAAGAAGTTCGACGATAGAATACCGACTAGAAATTTAAATGACACAGTAGCTAGTATGATTATTGAATTTGCGGAGTGGGTTAACACACTTGAGTTTTTTAAAAATTGGAAGAAACAACCAGGTAAGCCATTAGATACACAATTAGATGAGATTGCTGATTACTTAGCTTTCAGTTTGCAATTAACTTTGACTATTGTTGATGAAGAAGATTTGGAAGAAACTACTGAGGTTATGGTTGATTTGATTGAAAATGAAGTTACTTTACCTAAACTACATTCAGTTTATTTTGTTCATGTAATGCATACACTAACAGAACAATTTGTAAAAGGTATTGATAATAGTATTGTACAAGTTTTAATAATGCCTTTTTTGTACGCCAATACTTACTATACAATCGACCAACTCATTGACGCATACAAAAAGAAAATGAAAAGGAACCACGAAAGACAAGATGGAACAGCAGACGCAGGAAAAGGATACGTGTAAAGACATCTTGGATCGAGTCAAGGAGGTTTTGGGGAAGTGAGCGACATGTTAGAAATATTTTTAATAGGGTTTGGCGTTTATCTCTTTTATCGCATAGCAATTATTTTTCTTAAGAGTAAAAAGACTATACACACAAACATATATGAAATGTTAATGCTTGCTACTATCTTTATGATATCTACAATTGCTTATAAACATCAAAAGACGCATATCTTAATAGCATTTTTAGTAATGTTTTTTATGAGTAAGCTCAAACAAGTTCAAGGGAGCTATGAGGAATGACACAATACTTAGTCACAACATTCAAAGATTCAACAGGACAACCACATGAACATTTTACTACTGCTAGAGATAATCAGACGTTTACAGTTGTTGAGGCAGAGAGTAAAGAAGAAGCTGAGCGCAAATACGAGGCACAAGTTAAAAGAGGTGCAGTTATTAAATTAGGGCAGTTGTTTGAAAATATAAGGGAGTGTGGGAAATGATTAAGCAAATACTAAGATTATTATTCTTACTAGCAATGTACGAGTTAGGTAAGTATGTAACTGAGCAAGTATATATTATGATGACAGCTAATGATGATGTAGAGGCGCCGAGTGATTACGTCTTTCGAGCGGAGGTAAGTGAGTGATGTGGATTACTATGACTATTGTATTTGCTATATTGCTATTAGTTTGTATCAGTATTAATAGTGATCATGCAAGAGAGATACAAGCACTCAGATATATGAATGATTATCTACTTGATGAAGTAGTTAAAACTAAAGGATACAACGGGTTAGAAGAATACAGGATTGAATTGAAGCGAATAAATAACGATATTAAAAAGTAATTTATATTATCGGAGGTATTGCATTGAATGATAAAGATTGAGAAACACGATATCAAAAAGCTTGAAGAATACATTCAGCACATCGATAACTATCGAAGAGAGTTGAAGATGCGAGAATATGAATTACTTGAAAGTCATGAACCAGATAATGCGGGAGCTGGCAAAAGTAATTTGCCGGGTAATCCGATTGAACGATGTGCAATAAAGAAGTTTAGTGATAACAGGTACAATACATTAAGAAATATAGTTAACGGTGTAGATAGATTGATAGATGAAAGTGATGAGGATACGCTTGAGTTATTAAGGTTTAGATATTGGGATTGTCCTATTGGTTGTTATGAATGGGAAGATATAGCACATTACTTTGGTACAAGTAAGACAAGTATATTACGTAGAAGGAATGCACTGATCGATAAGTTAGCAAAGTATATTGGTTATGTGTAGCGGACTTTTACCCTATGTAAGTCCGCATTAAAACAGTTTATTATGTTAGTATCAGATTAATATTTAAGGTTATTAAATGCTAATACGACGCATGAACAAGAGGCGCATTACTATGTGATGTGTCTTTTTATTTATGAGGTATGAACATGTTCAAACTAATTGTAAATACATTACTACACATCAAGTATAGATGCGTCTTGATACTACTTAAGTTATATAAGGTGAAACATTATGATGACTAAAGACGAACGTATACGATTCTATAAGTCTAAAGAATGGCAAACAACAAGAAAAAGAGTACTAGAAAGAGATAATTATGAATGTCAACAATGTAAGAGAGACGGCAAGTTAACGACATATGACAAAAGCAAACATAAGTCGTTGGATGTAGATCATATATTATCGCTAGAACATCATCCGGAGTTTGCTCATGACTTAAACAATTTAGAAACACTGTGTATTAAATGTCACAACAAAAAAGAAAAGAGATTTATAAAAAAAGAAAATAAATGGAAAGACGAAAAATGGTAAATACCCCCGGGTCAAAAAAATCAAAAGCGATCAAAATACTTGGGGAACGGGGAGGGGCTCGACTTCGCGATAATTTTAAAAATCCATGTATAACCCCCCTCTTATAACCATTTTAAGGCAGGTGATGAAATGGAGATTATAGTTGATGAAAACTTAGTGCTTAAAGAAAAAGAAAGGCTGCAAGTATTATATAAAGACATACCTAGCAATAAATTAAAAGTAGTTGATGGTTTAATTATTCAAGCAGCAAGGCTACGTGTAATGCTTGATTACATGTGGGAAGACATAAAAGAAAAAGGTGACTATGATTTATTTACTCAATCTGAAAAGGCGCCACCATATGAAAGGGAAAGACCAGTAGCCAAACTATTTAATGCTAGAGATGCTGCATATCAAAAAATAATCAAACAATTATCGGATTTATTGCCCGAAGAGAAAGAAGACACAGAAACGCCATCTGATGATTACCTATGATTAGTAATAAATACGTTGATGAATATATAAATTTGTGGAAACAAGGAAAGATAATTTTAAATAAAGAAAGAATTGATCTCTTTAATTATCTACAAAAACATATATATTCACGAGATGATGTATATTTTGATGAACAGAAAATCGAGGATTGTATCAAATTTATTGAAAAATGGTATTTTCCAACATTACCATTTCAAAGGTTTATCATAGCTAATATATTTCTTATAGATAAAAATACAGATGAAGCTTTCTTTACAGAATTTGCTATTTTCATGGGACGTGGAGGCGGGAAAAACGGTCTAATAAGTGCTATTAGTGATTTTCTTTCTACGCCCTTACACGGAGTTAAAGAATATCACATCTCCATTGTTGCTAATAGTGAAGATCAAGCAAAAACATCGTTTGATGAAATCAGAACCGTTTTAATGGATAACAAACGAAATAAGACGGGTAAAACGCCAAAAGCTCCTTATGAAGTTAGTAAAGCAAAAATAATAAACCGTGCAACTAAATCGGTTATTCGATATAACACATCAAACACAAAAACCAAAGACGGTGGACGTGAGGGGTGTGTTATTTTTGATGAAATTCATTATTTCTTTGGTCCTGAAATGGTAAACGTCAAACGTGGTGGATTAGGTAAAAAGAAAAATAGAAGAACGTTTTATATAAGTACTGATGGTTTTGTTAGAGAGGGTTATATCGATGCAATGAAGCACAAAATTGCAAGTGTATTAAGTGGCAAGGTTAAAAATAGTAGATTGTTTGCTTTTTATTGTAAGTTAGACGATCCAAAAGAAGTTGATGACAGACAGACGTGGGAAAAGGCGAACCCAATGTTACATAAACCGTTATCAGAATACGCTAAAACACTGCTAAGCACGATTGAAGAAGAATATAACGATTTACCATTCAACCGTTCAAATAAGCCCGAATTCATGACTAAGCGAATGAATTTGCCTGAAGTTGACCTTGAAAAAGTAATAGCACCATGGAAAGAAATACTAGCGACTAATAGAGAGATACCAAATTTAGATAATCAAATGTGTATTGGTGGTTTAGACTTTGCAAACATTCGAGATTTTGCAAGTGTAGGGCTATTATTCCGAAAAAACGATGATTACATTTGGTTAGGACATTCGTTTGTAAGACAAGGGTTTTTGGATGATGTCAAATTAGAACCTCCTATTAAAGAATGGGAAAAAATGGGATTATTGACCATTGTCGATGATGATGTCATTGAAATTGAATATATAGTTGATTGGTTTTTAAAGGCTAGAGAAAAATATGGGCTTGAAAAAGTCATAGCTGATAATTATAGAACTGATATTGTAAGACGTGCGTTTGAGGATGCTGGCATAAAACTTGAAGTACTTAGAAATCCAAAAGCAATACATGGATTACTTGCACCACGTATCGATACAATGTTTGCGAAACATAACGTAATATATGGAGACAATCCTTTGATGCGTTGGTTTACTAATAATGTTGCAGTAAAGGTTAAACCCGATGGTAATAAAGAATATATTAAAAAAGATGAAAATAGAAGAAAAACCGATGGGTTCATGGCTTTTGTTCACGCATTATATAGAGCAGACGATATAGTAGACAAAGACATGTCTAAAGCGCTTGATGCATTAATGAGTATAGATTTCTAATAGAGGAGGTGAGACATGAGTATTCTAGAAAAGATATTTAAAACTAGGAAAGATATAACATATATGCTTGATTTAGATATGATAGAAGATCTATCACAACAAGCGTATGTGAAACGTTTAGCGATTGATAGTTGTATTGAATTTGTTGCGCGAGCTGTCGCTCAAAGTCATTTTAAAGTATTGGAAGGTAATAGAATTCAAAAGAATGATGTTTACTACAAGTTAAATATAAAACCAAATACTGACTTATCAAGCGATAGTTTTTGGCAACAAGTTATATATAAACTAATTTATGATAACGAGGTTTTAATCGTAGTAAGTGACAGCAAAGAATTACTTATCGCAGATAGCTTTTACAGAGAAGAGTACGCTTTGTATGATGATATATTCAAAGATGTAACGGTTAAAGATTATACTTATCAACGTACTTTCACAATGCAAGAGGTCATATATTTAAAGTACAACAACAATAAAGTGACACACTTTGTAGAAAGTCTATTCGAAGATTACGGGAAAATATTCGGAAGAATGATAGGTGCACAATTAAAAAACTATCAAATAAGAGGGATTTTGAAATCTGCCTCTAGCGCATATGACGAAAAGAATATAGAAAAATTACAAGCGTTCACAAATAAATTATTCAATACTTTTAATAAAAATCAACTAGCAATCGCGCCTTTGATAGAAGGTTTTGATTATGAGGAATTATCTAATGGTGGTAAGAATAGTAACATGCCTTTTTCTGAATTGAGTGAGCTAATGAGAGATGCAATAAAAAATGTTGCGTTGATGATTGGTATACCTCCAGGTTTGATTTACGGAGAAACAGCTGATTTGGAAAAAAACACGCTTGTATTTGAGAAGTTCTGTTTAACACCTTTATTAAAAAAGATTCAGAACGAATTAAACGCGAAACTCATAACACAAAGCATGTATTTGAAAGATACAAGAATAGAAATTGTCGGTGTGAATAAAAAAGACCCACTTCAATATGCTGAAGCAATTGACAAACTTGTAAGTTCTGGTTCATTTACAAGGAATGAGGTGCGGATTATGTTAGGTGAAGAACCATCAGACAATCCTGAATTAGACGAATACCTGATTACTAAAAACTACGAAAAAGCTAACAGTGGTGAAAATGATGAAAAAGAAAAAGATGAAAACACTTTGAAAGGTGGTGATGAAGATGAAAGCGGAGATTAAAGGCGTCATCGTTTCCAACGAAGATAAATGGGTTTACGAAATGCTTGGTATGGATTCGACTTGTCCTAAAGATGTTTTAACACAACTAGAATTTAGTGATGAAGATGTTGATATTATAATTAACTCAAATGGTGGTAACCTAGTAGCTGGTAGTGAAATATATACACATTTAAGAGCTCATAAAGGCAAAGTGAATGTTCGTATCACAGCAATAGCAGCAAGTGCGGCATCGCTTATCGCAATGGCTGGTGACCACATCGAAATGAGTCCGGTTGCTAGAATGATGATTCACAATCCTTCAAGTATTGCGCAAGGAGAAGCGAAAGATCTAAATCATGCTGCAGAAACATTAGAACATGTTGGTCAAATAATGGCTGAGGCATATGCGGTTAGAGCTGGTAAAAACAAACAAGAACTTGTAGAAATGATGGCTAGGGAAACGTGGCTAAATGCTGATGAAGCCATTGAACAAGGTTTTGCGGATAGTAAAATGTTTGAAAACGACAATATGCAAATTGTAGCAAGCAATACACAAGTGTTATCGAAAGATGTATTAAATCGTGTAACAGCTTTGGTAAGTAAAACGCCAGAGGTTAACATTGATATTGACGCAATAGCAAATAAAGTAATTGAAAAAATAAATATGAAAGAAAAGGAATCAGAAATCGATGTTGCAGATAGTAAAGTATCAGCAAATGGATTTTCAAGATTCCTTTTTTAATACAAAAAATAGGAGGTCATAAAATGACTATAAATTTATCGGAAACATTCGCAAATGCGAAAAACGAATTTATTAATGCAGTAAACAACGGTGAACCGCAAGAAAGACAAAATGAATTGTACGGTGACATGATTAACCAACTATTTGAAGAAACTAAATTACAAGCAAAAGCAGAAGCTGAAAGAGTTTCTAGTTTACCTAAATCAGCACAATCTTTGAGTGCAAACCAAAGAAGTTTCTTCATGGATATCAATAAAAACGTTAACTATAAAGAAGAAAAACTTTTGCCAGAAGAAACAATTGATAGAATTTTTGAAGATTTGACGACGAATCATCCGTTATTAGCTGATTTAGGTATTAAAAACACTGGTTTGCGTTTGAAGTTCTTAAAATCTGAAACTTCTGGCGTAGCCGTTTGGGGTAAAATCTATGGTGAAATTAAAGGTCAATTAGATGCTGCGTTCAGTGAAGAAACAGCAATTCAAAATAAATTGACAGCGTTTGTTGTTTTACCAAAAGATTTAAATGATTTTGGTCCTGCGTGGATTGAAAGATTTGTTCGTGTTCAAATCGAAGAAGCATTTGCAGTGGCGCTTGAAACTGCGTTCTTAAAAGGTACTGGTAAAGACCAACCAATCGGCTTAAACCGTCAAGTACAAAAAGGTGTATCGGTAACTGAGGGTGCTTATCCAGAGAAAGAAGAACAAGGTACGCTTACATTTGCTAATCCGCGCGCTACGGTTAATGAATTGACGCAAGTGTTTAAATACCACTCAACTAACGAGAAAGGTAAATCAGTAGCGGTTAAAGGTAATGTAACAATGGTTGTTAATCCGTCCGATGCTTTTGAGGTTCAAGCACAGTATACACATTTAAATGCAAATGGCGTATATGTTACTGCTTTACCATTTAATTTGAATGTTATCGAGTCTACAGTCCAAGAAGCAGGTAAGGTTTTAACGTACGTTAAAGGTTTATATGATGGTTATTTAGCTGGTGGTATTAATGTTCAGAAATTTAAAGAAACACTTGCGTTAGATGATATGGATTTATACACTGCAAAACAATTTGCTTACGGCAAAGCGAAAGATAATAAAGTTGCTGCTGTTTGGAAATTAGATTTAAAAGGACATAAGCCAGCTTTAGAAGGTACCGAAGAAACACTATAAAATTTTATGAGGTGATAAAATGGTGAAATTTAAAGTTGTTAGAGCTTTTAAAGACATAGAGCACAATCAACACAAGTACAAAGTAGGGGAGTTGTATCCAGCTGAAGGGTATAACAATCCTCGTGTTGAATTGTTGACAAATCAAATCAAAAATAAGTACGACAAAGTTTATATCGTACCTTTAGATAAGCTGACAAAACAAGAATTATTAGAACTATGCGAATCATTACAAAAAAAAGCGTCTAGTTCAATGGTTAAAAGTGAAATCGTCGACTTATTGAATGGTGAAGACAATGACGATTGATGATTTGCTTGTCAAATTTAAATCACTTGAAAAGATTGACCATAATTCAGAGGATGAGTACTTAAAGCAGTTGTTAAAAATGTCGTACGAGCGTATAAAAAATCAGTGCGGAGTTTTTGAATTAGAGAATTTAATAGGTCAAGAATTGATACTTATACGCGCTAGATATGCTTATCAAGATTTATTAGAACACTTCAACGATAATTACAGACCTGAAATAATAGATTTTTCGTTATCTCTAATGGAGGTATCAGAAGATGAAGAAAGTGTTTAAAAAACCTAGAATTACAACTAAACGTTTAAATACTCGTGTTCATTTTTATAAGTATACTGAAAATAATGGTCCAGAAGCTGGAGAAAAAGAAGAAAAATTATTATATAGCTGTTGGGCGAGTATTGATGGTGTCTGGTTACGTGAATTAGAACAAGCTATCTCAAACGGAACCCAAAATGACATTAAATTGTATATTCGTGATCCGCAAGGTGATTATTTACCCAGTGAAGAACATTATCTTGAAATTGAATCAAGATATTTCAAAAATCGTTTGAATATAAAGCAAGTATCACCAGATTTGGATAATAAAGACTTTATTATGATTCGTGGAGGATATAGTTCATGAGTGTGAAAGTGATAGGTGATAAAGCATTAGAAAGAGAATTAGAAAAACGTTTTGGCATAAAAGAGATGGTAAAAGTTCAAGATAAGGCGTTAATAGCTGGTGCTAAGGTAATTGTTGAAGAAGTAAAAAAACAACTAAAGCCCTCAAAAGATACGGGAGCATTAATTAATGAGGTAAGTTTTAGTAAACCTGAATGGATAAACGGAAAACGTACAATTACTGTTCATTGGCGAGGTTCTAAAGACCGTTATAAAATCGTACATTTAATTGAATATGGACACGTTCAAAAAGGAACAGGTAAATTTATTAAACCTAAAGCTATGGGCGGTGTTAATAGAGCAATAAGACAAGGGCAAAATAAGTATTTTGAGACGCTAAAAAGGGAGTTGAAAAAATTGTGATTGATATTTTGTACAAAGTTCATGAAGTGATTAGTCAAGACAGAATTATTAGAGAGCACGTAAATATCAATAATATTAAGTTCAATAAATACCCTAATGTAAAAGATACTGATGTACCTTTTATTGTTATTGACGATATCGACGACCCAATACCTACAACTTATACTGACGGAGATGAGTGTGCATATAGTTATATTGTCCAAATAGATGTTTTTGTTAAGTACAATGATGAATATAATGCGAGAATCATAAGAAATAAGATATCTAATCGCATTCAAAAGTTATTATGGTCTGAACTAAAAATGGGAAATGTTTCAAATGGAAAAACGGAATATATAGAAGAATTTAAAACATATAGAAGCTCTCGCGTTTACGAGGGCATTTTTTATAAGGAGGAAAATTAAATGGCAGTAAAACATGCAAGTGCGCCAAAGGCGTATATTAACATTACTGGTTTAGGTTTCGCTAAATTAACGAAAGAAGGCGCGGAATTAAAATATAGTGATATTACAAAAACAAGAGGATTACAAAAAATTGGTGTTGAAACTGGTGGAGAACTAAAAACAGCTTATGCTGATGGCGGTCCAATTGAATCAGGGAATACAGACGGAGAAGGTAAAATCTCATTACAAATGCATGCGTTCCCTAAAGAGATTCGCAAAATTGTTTTTAATGAAGATTATGATGAAGATGGCGTTTACGAAGAGAAACAAGGTAAACAAAACAATTACGTAGCTGTATGGTTCAGACAAGAGCGTAGAGACGGTACATTTAGAACAGTTTTATTACCTAAAGTTATGTTTACAAATCCTAAAATCGATGGAGAAACGGCTGAGAAAGATTGGGATTTCTCAAGTGAAGAGGTTGAAGGTGAGGCACTTTTCCCTTTAGTTGATAATAAAAAGTCAGTACGTAAGTATATCTTTGATTCAGCTAACATGACAAATCATGATGGAGACGGTGAAAAAGGCGAAGAGGCTTTCTTAAAGAAAATTTTAGGCGAAGAATATACTGGAAACGTGACAGAGGGTAACGAAGAAACTTTGTAACAAAACCGGCTTCATCGGAAACTGCGGTAAAGTCGGTTAATATACCAGATAGCATTAAAACACTTAAAGTTGGCGACACATACGATTTAAATGTTGTAGTAGAGCCATCTAATCAAAGTAAGTTATTGAAATACACAACAGATCAAACGAATATTGTATCAATCAATAGTGATGGTCAAGTTACTGCGGAAGCACAAGGCATTGCTACGGTTAAAGCAACAGTTGGTAATATGAGTGACACTATAACAATAAATGTAGAAGCATAAGAGGGGGCAACCCCTCTATTTTATTTGAAAATAAGGAGAGTATTATAAAATGGCAAAATTAAAACGTAACATTATTCAATTAGTAGAAGACCCGAAAGCAAATGAAATTAAATTACAAACGTACTTAACACCACACTTCATTTCATTTGAAATTGTATACGAAGCAATGGATTTAATCGATGATATTGAGGACGAAAATAGCACGATGAAACCAAGAGAAATCGCTGACAGATTGATGGATATGGTTGTAAAAATTTACGATAACCAATTCACAGTTAAAGACCTAAAAGAACGTATGCATGCACCTGATGGAATGAATGCACTTCGTGAACAAGTGATTTTCATTACTCAAGGTCAGCAAACTGAGGAAACTAGAAATTTTATCCAGAACATGAAATAAAGCCTGAAGATTTAACATATAAAGCAATGTTGAAAAATATGGATACTCTCATGATGGACTTAATTGAAAATGGTAAAGACGCTAACGAAGTTTTAAAAATGCCATTTCATTATGTACTTTCCATATATCAAAATAAAAACAATGACATTTCTGAAGAAAAAGCAGAGGCTTTAATTGATGCGTTTTAACCTTAACCGTTTGGTTAGGGTTATTTTTTTGAACTTTTTTAGAAAGGAGGTAAAAAATGGGAGAAAGAATAAAAGGTTTATCTATAGGTTTGGATTTAGATGCAGCAAATTTAAATAGATCATTTGCAGAAATCAAACGAAACTTTAAAACTTTAAATTCTGACTTAAAGTTAACCGGTAACAACTTCAAATATACCGAAAAATCAACTCATAGTTACAAACAAAGGATTAAAGAACTTGATGGAACTATCACAGGTTATAAGAAAAACGTTGATGATTTAGCCAAGCAATATGGCAAGGTATCTCAAGAACAGGGCGAAAACAGCGCGGAAGCTCAAAAATTACGACAAGAATATAACAAACAAGCAAATGAGCTGAATTTTTTAGAAAAAGAACTAGAAAAAACAACAACTGAGTTTGAAGAGTTCAAAAAAGCTCAAGTTGAAGCTCAAAGAATGGCAGAAAGTGGCTGGGGAAAAACCAGTAAAGTTTTTGAAAGTATGGGACCTAAATTAACAAAAATGGGTGATGGTTTAAAATCCATTGGTAAAGGTTTGATGATTGGTGTAACTGCACCTGTTTTAGGTATTGCAGCAGCATCAGGAAAAGCTTTTGCAGAAGTTGATAAAGGTTTAGATACAGTTACCCAAGCAACAGGAGCAACCGGCGGAGAGCTTAAGAAGTTGCAGAATTCATTTAAAGATGTTTATGGCAACTTTCCAGAAGACGCTGAGACTGTAGGCGGTGTTTTAGGGGAAGTTAACACAAGGTTAGGTTTCACTGGCAAAGAACTTGAGAGTGCCACAGAGTCATTCTTGAAATTTAGTCACATAACAGGTTCTGACGGCGTACAAGCCGTTCAATTAATTACGCGTGCAATGGGTGATGCAGGTATTGAAGCTGATGAGTATCAAAGTGTACTTGATATGGTAGCGAAAGCAGCACAGGCTAGCGGTATAAGTGTTGATACATTAGCTGATAGCATTACTAAATACGGTGCTCCAATGAGGGCTATGGGCTTTGAGATGAAAGAATCAATCGCTTTATTCTCTCAATGGGAGAAATCAGGTGTTAATACTGAAATAGCCTTCAGTGGTTTGAAAAAAGCTATATCCAATTGGGGTAAAGCGGGTAAAGACCCAAGAGAAGAATTTAAGAAGATATTAGCAGAAATTGAAAGGACACCGGATATAGCTAGCGCAACAAGTTTAGCGATTGAAGCATTTGGTGCAAAAGCAGGTCCTGATTTAGCAGATGCTATTAAAGGCGGTCGCTTTAGTTACCAAGAGTTCTTAAAAACTATCGAAGATTCGCAAGGAACGGTCAATCAGACATTTAAAGATTCTGAAAGTGGCTCCGAAAGATTTAAAGTAGCAATGAATAAACTTAAATTAGTAGGTGCTGATGTATGGGCTTCTATTGAAAGTGCGTTTGCTCCAGTCATGGAAGAATTAATCAAAAAGCTATCTGTAGCAGTTGATTGGTTTTCAAGTTTAAGTGATGGATCTAAAAGGTCGATTGTTATATTCGGTGGTATTGCTGCTGCAATTGGTCCTGTAGTTTTTGGATTAGGTGCATTCATAAGCACAGTTGGCAACGCAGTAACTGTATTAGCTCCATTATTAGCTAGTATTGCAAAGGCTGGTGGATTGATTAGTTTTTTATCGACTAAAGTACCTATATTAGGAACTGTCTTCACAGCTTTAACTGGTCCAATTGGCATTGTATTAGGTGTATTGGCTGGTTTAGCAGTCGCATTTACAATTGCTTATAAGAAATCTGAAACATTTAGAAATTTTGTTAATGGTGCAATTGAAAGTGTTAAACAAACATTTAGTAATTTTATTCAATTTATTCAACCTTTCATTGATTCTGTTAAAAACATCTTTAAACAAGCGATATCAGCAATAGTTGATTTTGCTAAAGATATTTGGAGTCAAATCAATGGATTCTTTAATGAAAATGGAATTTCCATTGTTCAAGCACTTCAAAATATATGCAACTTTATTAAAGCGATATTTGAATTTATTTTAAATTTTGTAATTAAACCAATTATGTTCGCAATCTGGCAAGTGATGCAATTTATTTGGCCGGCGGTTAAAGCCTTGATTGTCAGCACTTGGGAAAATATCAAAGGTGTAATACAAGGGGCTATTAATATTATTTTGGGTATTATCAAAGTGTTCTCTAGTCTTTTCACAGGAAACTGGCGAGGCGTTTGGGACGGCATTGTAATGATACTGAAAGGTACTGTGCAGTTAATTTGGAATTTAATTCAATTATGGTTTGTAGGCAAAATACTTGGCGTTGTTAGGTACTTTGGCGGATTGCTAAAAGGTTTAATAACTATTATATGGGTTGCTATAATAGGCGTTTTCAAGAAATCATTATCGGCAATTTGGAATGCAACAAAAAGTATTTTTGGTTTCTTATTCAATAGTGTTAAATCTATTTTCACTAATATGAAAAACTGGTTATCTAGTACGTGGAATAATATCAAAAGCAATACCGTCGGCAAGGCTCATTCGTTATTTACGGGTGTAAGGTCTAAATTCACAAGTTTATGGAATGCGACGAAAGATATATTTATTAAATTAAGAAATTGGATGTCAAACATCTGGAACTCTATTAAAGATAACACTGTAGGTATAGCTGGTCGCTTATGGGATAGAGTGCGTAACATCTTTGGAAGCATGCGTGACGGTTTAAAATCTATCATTGGTAAAATTAAAGATCATATCGGTGGTATGGTAGACGCTGTTAAAAGAGGTCTTAATAAATTAATTGAAGGTTTAAACTGGGTCGGTGGTAAGTTGGGTATGGACAAAATACCGAAGTTACACACTGGTACTGAACATACGCATACTACTACAAGATTAGTTAAGAACGGTAAGATTGCGCGGGATACGTTCGCTACGGTTGGGGATAAAGGACGTGGAAATGGTCCGAATGGTTTCAGAAATGAAATGATTGAATTCCCTAATGGCAAACGGGTACTTACGCCTAATACAGATACGACAGCGTACTTACCTAAAGGTTCAAAAGTATATAACGGCGCACAAACTTATTCAATGTTAAATGGAACGCTTCCAAGATTTAGCATAGGTACTATGTGGAAAGATATTAAATCCGGTGCATCATCGGCATTTAACTGGACAAAAGATCAAATAGGTAAAGGTACCAAATGGCTTGGCGATAAAGTTGGCGATGTTTTAGATTTTATTGAAAATCCAGGCAAACTTTTAAATTATATACTTGAAGCTTTTGGAATTGATTTCAATTCTTTAACTAAAAGTATGGGAATTGCAGGCGACATAACAAAAGCTGCATGGTCTAAGATTAAGAAAAGTGCTACTGATTGGATAAAAGAAAATTTAGAAGCTATGGGCGGTGGCGATTTAGTCGGCGGAATATTAGACCCTGACAAAATTAATTATCATTATGGACGTACCGCAGCTTATACCGCTGCAACTGGAAGACCATTTCATGAAGGTGTCGATTTTCCATTTGTATATCAAGAAGTTAGAACGCCGATGGGTGGCAGACTTACAAGAATGCCATTTATGTCTGGTGGTTATGGTAATTATGTAAAAATTACTAGTGGCGTTATCGATATGCTATTTGCGCATTTGAAAAACTTTAGCAAATCACCACCTAGTGGCACGATGGTAAAGCCCGGTGATGTTGTTGGTTTAACTGGTAATACCGGATTTAGTACAGGACCACATTTACATTTTGAAATGAGGAGAAATGGACGACATTTTGACCCTGAACCATATTTAAGGAATGCTAAGAAAAAAGGAAGATTATCAATAGGTGGTGGCGGTGCTACTTCTGGAAGTGGCGCAACTTATGCCAGTCGAGTAATCCGACAAGCGCAAAGTATTTTAGGTGGTCGTTATAAAGGTAAGTGGATTCATGACCAAATGATGCGCGTTGCAAAACGTGAAAGTAACTACCAGTCAAATGCAGTGAATAACTGGGATATAAATGCTCAAAGAGGAGACCCATCAAGAGGATTATTCCAAATCATCGGCTCAACTTTTAGAGCAAACGCTAAACGTGGATATACTAACTTTAATAATCCGGTTCATCAAGGTATTTCAGCAATGCAGTACATTGTTAGACGCTACGGTTGGGATGGATTTAAGCGTGCGGGTGATTACGCATATGCTACAGGCGGAAAAGTTTTTGATGGTTGGTATAACTTAGGTGAAGACGGTCATCCAGAATGGGTTATTCCAACAGATCCAGCTCGTAGAAATGATGCAATGAAGATGTTACATTATGCAGCTGCGGAAGTTAGAGGGAAAAACGCAAGTAAGAATAAACGACCTAGTCAATTATCTAGTGTAAATGGGTTTGATGACCCAAGCTTATTATTGAAAATGATTGAACAACAGCAACAACAAATAGCTTTATTACTGAAGATAGCGCAATCTAACGATGTGATTGCAGATAAAGATTATCAGCCGATTATTGACGAATACGCTTTTGATAAAAAGGTGAACGCGTCTATAGAAAAGCGAGAAAGGCAAGAATCAACAAAAGTAAAGTTTAGAAAAGGAGGAATTGCTATTCAATGATAGACACTATTAAAGTGAACAACAAAACAATTCCTTGGTTGTATGTCGAAAGAGGGTTTGAAATACCCTCTTTTAATTATGTTTTAAAAACAGAAAATGTAGATGGACGTTCGGGGTCTATATATAAAGGGCGTAGGCTTGAATCTTATAGTTTTGATATACCTTTGGTGGTACGTAATGACTATTTATCTCACAACGGCATTAAAACACATGATGACGTCTTGAATGAATTAGTAAAGTTTTTTAACTACGAGGAACAAGTTAAATTACAATTCAAATCTAAAGATTGGTACTGGAACGCTTATTTTGAAGGACCAATAAAGCTGCACAAAGAATTTGCAATACCTGTTAAGTTCACTATCAAAGTAGTACTAACAGACCCTTACAAATATTCAGTAACAGGAAATAAAAATACTGCGATTTCAGACCAAGTTTCAGTTGTAAATAGTGGGACTGCTGACACTCCTTTAATTGTTGAAGCCCGAGCAATTAAACCATCTAGTTACTTTATGATTACTAAAAATGATGAAGATTATTTTATGGTTGGTGATGATGAGGTAACCAAAGAAGTTAAGGATTACATGCCTCCTGTTTATCATAGTGAGTTTCGTGATTTCAAAGGTTGGACTAAGATGATTACTGAAGATATTCCAAGTAATGACTTAGGTGGTAAGGTCGGCGGTGACTTTGTGATATCCAATCTTGGCGAAGGATATAAAGCAACTAATTTTCCTGATGCAAAAGGTTGGGTTGGTGCTGGCACGAAACGAGGGCTCCCTAAAGCGATGACAGATTTTCAAATTACCTATAAATGTATTGTTGAACAAAAAGGTAAAGGTGCCGGAAGAACAGCACAACATATTTATGATAGTGATGGTAAGTTACTTGCTTCTATTGGTTATGAAAATAAATATCATGATAGAAAAATAGGACATATTGTTGTTACGTTGTATAACCAAAAAGGAGACCCCAAAAAGATATACGACTATCAGAATAAACCGATAATGTATAACTTGGACAGAATCGTTGTTTATATGCGGCTCAGAAGAGTAGGTAATAAATTTTCTATTAAAACTTGGAAATTTGATCACATTAAAGACCCAGATAGACGTAAACCTATTGATATGGATGAGAAAGAGTGGATAGATGGCGGTAAGTTTTATCAGCGTCCAGCTTCTATCATAGCTATCTATAGTGCGAAGTATAACGGTTATAAGTGGATGGAGATGAATGGATTAGGTTCATTCAATACGGAGATTCTACCGAAACCGAAAGGCGCAAGGGATGTCATTATACAAAAAGGTGATTTAGTGAAAATAGATATGCAAGCAAAAAGTGTTGTCATCAATGAGGAACCAATGTTGAGCGAGAAATCGTTTGGAAGTAATTATTTCAATGTTGATTCTGGGTACAGTGAATTAATCATACAACCTGAAAACGTCTTTGATACGACGGTTAAATGGCAAGATAGATATTTATAGAAAGGAGATGAGAGTGTGATACATGTTTTAGATTTTAACGACAAGATTATAGATTTCCTTTCTACTGATGACCCTTCCTTAGTTAGAGCGATTCATAAACGTAATGTTAATGACAATTCAGAAATGCTTGAACTGCTCATATCATCAGAAAGAGCTGAAAAGTTCCGTGAACGACATCGTGTTATTATAAGGGATTCAAACAAACAATGGCGTGAATTTATTATTAACTGGGTTCAAGATACGATGGACGGCTACACAGAGATAGAATGTATAGCGTCTTATCTTGCTGATATAACAACAGCTAAACCGTATGCACCAGGCAAATTTGAGAAAAAGACAACTTCAGAAGCATTGAAAGATGTGTTGAGCGATACAGGTTGGGAAGTTTCTGAACAAACCGAATACGATGGCTTACGTACTACGTCATGGACTTCTTATCAAACTAGATATGAAGTTTTAAAGCAATTATGTACAACCTATAAAATGGTATTGGATTTTTATATAGAGCTTAGTTCTAATACCGTCAAAGGTAGATATGTGGTACTCAAAAAGAAAAACAGCTTATTCAAAGGTAAAGAAATTGAGTATGGTAAAGATTTGGTTGGGTTAACTAGGAAGATTGATATGTCAGAAATCAAAACAGCATTAATTGCTGTGGGACCTGAAAATGACAAAGGGAAGCGTTTAGAGCTAGTTGTGACAGATGACGAAGCGCAAAGTCAATTCAACCTACCTATGCGCTATATTTGGGGGATATATGAACCACAATCAGATGATCAAAATATGAATGAAACACGATTAAGTTCTTTAGCCAAAACAGAGTTAAATAAACGTAAGTCGGCAGTTATGTCATATGAGATTACTTCTACTGATTTGGAAGTTACGTATCCGCACGAGATTATATCAATTGGCGATACAGTCAGAGTAAAACATAGAGATTTTAACCCGCCATTGTATGTAGAGGCAGAAGTTATTGCTGAAGAATATAACATAATTTCAGAAAATAGCACATATACATTCGGTCAACCTAAAGAGTTCAAAGAATCAGAATTACGAGAAGAGTTTAACAAGCGATTAAACCTAATACACCAAAAATTAAACGACAATATTAGCAATATCAACACTATAGTTAAAGATGTTGTAGATGGTGAATTAGAATACTTTGAACGCAAAATACACAAAAGTGATACACCGCCAGAAAATCCAGTCAATGATATGCTTTGGTATGATACAAGTAACCCTGATGTTGCTGTCTTGCGTAGATATTGGAATGGTCGATGGATTGAAGCAACACCAAATGATGTTGAAAAATTAGGTGGTATAACAAGAGAGAAAGCGCTATTCAGTGAATTAAACAATATTTTTATTAATTTATCTATACAACACGCTAGTCTTTTGTCAGAAGCTACAGAATTACTGAATAGCGAGTACTTAGTAGATAATGATTTGAAAGCGGACTTACAAGCAAGTTTAGACGCTGTGATTGATGTTTATAATCAAATTAAAAATAATTTAGAATCTATGACACCCGAAACTGCAACGATTGGTCGGTTGGTAGATACACAAGCTTTATTTCTTGAGTATAGAAAGAAATTACAAGATGTTTATACAGATGTAGAAGATGTCAAAATCGCCATTTCAGATAGATTTAAATTATTACAGTCACAATACACTGATGAAAAATATAAAGAAGCGTTGGAAATAATAGCAACAAAATTTGGTTTAACGGTGAATGAAGATTTGCAGTTAGTCGGAGAACCTAATGTTGTTAAATCAGCTATTGAAGCAGCTAGAGAATCCACAAAAGAACAATTACGTGACTATGTAAAAACATCGGACTATAAAACAGACAAAGACGGTATTGTTGAACGTTTAGATACTGCTGAAGCTGAGAGAACGACTTTAAAAGGTGAAATCAAAGATAAAGTTACGTTAAACGAATATCGAAACGGATTGGAAGAACAAAAACAATATACTGATGACCAGTTAAGTGATTTGTCCAATAATCCTGAGATTAAAGCAAGTATTGAACAAGCAAATCAAGAAGCGCAAGAAGCTTTAAAATCATACATTGATGCTCAAGATGATCTTAAAGAGAAGGAATCGCAAGCGTATGCTGATGGTAAAATTTCGGAAGAAGAGCAACGCGCTATACAAGATGCTCAAGCTAAACTTGAAGAGGCAAAACAAAACGCAGAACTAAAGGCTAGAAACGCTGAAAAGAAAGCTAATGCTTATACAGACAACAAGGTCAAAGAAAGCACAGATGCACAGAGGAAAACATTGACTCGCTATGGTTCTCAAATTATACAAAATGGTAAGGAAATCAAATTAAGAACTACTAAAGAAGAGTTTAATGCTTCTAAAAGAACACTATCAAGATTGTTAGCAGACATCACTGTAAATGCTATGAAAGGCATCTATTTAAGGTATGACGAAAATGGGGCGATTACTTCACATACTATTGATAAAGATGGCGTGAAAATTAGTGGCGATAAAGTTGATATAACAGCGAATAGAGAATTTAATGTAGTCGCAAATAATATTAATAACAAAGTTGGTAAAAATGACATTGTTAATAGCCTAAACTTATCAAATGAAGGTCTTGACATCAATGTGAATAGAATTGGTATTAAAGGCGGAAATGCTAACCGTTATGTACAAGTTCAAAATGATTTTATTGAACTTGGCGGAATCGTACAACGAACTTGGAAAGGCAAACGATCAACCGATGATATATTCACACGTCTTAAAGATGGACATCTAAGGTTTAGAAATAATACCGCAGGCGGTTCACTTTATATGTCACATTTTGGTATTTCAACATATATTGATGGAGAAGGCGAAGACGGAGGTTCATCCGGTACTATTCAATGGTGGGATAAAACTTACAGTGATAGTGGTATGAATGGCATAACAATCAATTCTTATGGCGGTGTAGTCGCTTTAACATCTGACTACAATCGAATTATTATCGATTCATATGCTTCAGCTAATATTGAAAGTAGAGAAGCGCCGATATATTTATCTCCGAACACCAAAAATAAACCTGGTTTAAACCGATTCGCATTCACATTATCAAACGCTGATAGTGCATACGAAACTGACGGTTATATCATGTTTGGTTCAGATGAAAACTATAAGTACGGTGCTGGATTAAGATTTTCTAAACGTAGCAATAAAGGATTGGTTCAAGTCGTTAATGGTGACTATGCTACAGGCGGAGACACTACAATTGAATCAGGTATGGGCAAATTCAACTTAGTTAAACGAAGAGATGGAAATAGTTACGTTAGCATTCAAAGTTATGATTTATTGGCGGTAGGTTCTGATAATGCTGGCGATAGAGTCGCTTCTAATTCTATTTATAAGCGTACTTATTCAGCACCTGCTAACTTACACATTACTTCTGCTGGAACAATTGGGCGTGCTACTTCTGCCAAAAAGTATAAAATTTCAATCGAAAACCAATACATCAATGAAGACGATCAGTTCAGTCATTCAAAAGAGATTTTAAAGCTTCCAATTCGTACATGGTTTGACAAATATGAATCGGAAATAATGGCTAAAGAATTGGAAAGTGGTAAAAAGTTATCTGATGATACTTTTAAACTTAGTCGACATACTGGCTTAATAGCGGAAGAGGTTGAAGAATTAGGATTTAATGAATTTGTTATTTATGATGACAACGGAGAAATCGAAGGTATCGCATACGATAGACTTTGGGTTCATTTAATACCTATTATTAAAAACCAGCAATCAAAAATCGAAAAACTGGAGGAATTAATAAATGAATGATAGCAATCAAGGTTTACAAGCCAATCCACAATATACAATTCACTATTTATCGCAAGAAATCACAAGACTAACACAAGAAAATGCAATGTTAAAAGCATATATACAAGAACAAAATGAAAAAAGCAAAAGTGCTGAGGAAGAGTAATCCTTGGCACTATTTTTATACAAAAATTTAAGGAGGTCATTTAATATGGCAAATGAAATTATCAAAAAAACAGAGAGATTTATTTTAGTACAAATTGACAAAGAGGGAACAGAGCGCGTTTTGTATCAAGATTTTGTAGGCAGTTTTACAACGTCCGATTCAGCAAGTTATGCACAAGATTTTAAATCTGAGGAAAACGCTAAAAAGATTGCTGAAACTTTAAATCTTTTATATCAATTAACAGGCAATCAAAACGGTGTGAAAGTTGTGAAAGAAGTTGTGGATAGAACTGACTTGTCATCTGATAAATCAGTTGATAGCGAAACAATGTAACTATACTAAGTTATGAGCATTACGCTCATAGCTTTCTTAGAAAGTAGGTGTAGTTTTGGATGATATTCAGAAAATAAAAAAAGAGCTTTCTGAATTAGTTGAACGTGTTGATGATGTTGAAATACTAGCAAACGAAACAGCTGATCATGTGCTTGAACTTAGAGAGGAACATAAGCAACATCATAATGAACTAAGAGAATCTCATAAAGAACTTAAAGATAAGCAAGATAAAGTTGTAGATGAGAATTTAGAGCAAACAAAGATATTAAACAGAATTGAAGAAAGATATCAAACGCAAGTAGATGTTGCGCAAAAAAATGAAGAAAAGACACTCGCCCAAAATAAATGGCTCGTAGGTGCCATATGGGCGCTTGTAACAATTGTTATGATTGCAGTCATTACTGCATCAATTACTGCGTTATTACCTTAAGGGAGGTGGACATAATGAGTTGGGCAAGATGGTTATCATGTTATTTGTATGGTCGTAAATGTAAATAATGTTTTTGGTCAGTGCATCGGCACTGGCTTTTTATTTTGATTGAAAAGAGGTACGTACATGGTATTACACAGCTCAAAAGACAGGAAGCATACTGCAAGTGAAGTTGGGAAGTGTTGTCAATACCAAGTAAGTAAGATATCTGAAATGTATAATAGAGTAAAAATGAAATCTTTTTATTATATTATAGACAAGTATAAAAAAGGTATAGTAATATATGTATGTATAAGTAAATAATGATCATTCCATAATTATTGTATATAACTAATAATTACTCCAACAAAAATAATCTATTATACAAAAATTTCGGATAATAACAAGTTTATATGGAATTATGCTTTAGAGGTGAGTAAAATAAAAAAAACAACATTTATACTACTTTCATTTATTGCCCTAACGTTGATAACAAGTCCATTTGTAAATTGTAGCGAGAAAAGCGAAGAAATAAATGGAAAAGATTTACAAAAAAAGTCTGAATTGCAGGGAACTGCTTTAAGCAATCTTAGACAAACCTATTATCATAATGGAAGTGCTATAATTGAAAATAAAGAGAGTAATGATCAATTTTTAAAGAACACTATATTGTTTAATGATTTTTTTACAGGTCATCAATGGTATAATGATTTATTAGTAGACCTTGGTTCAAAAGACACCGCCAATATATACAAAGGGAAAAAAGTGGATTTATATGGTGTTTATTATGGTTATCAATGTACTGGGGGTACACCATTCAAAACAGCTTGTATGTATGGCGGTGTAACGTTACATGATAATAATCAATTGGAGGAAGAAAAGAAAGTACCGATTAACTTATGGATAGATGGTAAACAAAATACAGTACCTTTGGGAACGGTTAAAACTAATAAAAAAGAAGTAACTGTTCAGGAGCTAGACCTTCAGTCAAGACATTATTTACATGAAACATATAATTTATATAACACAGATGCATTTAATGGAAAAATACAAAGAGGATTAATTGAGTTTCACCCTTCTTCTGGTGATTCGGTTGGTTATGATTTATTTGGTGCTCAAGGACAATATCCAGATACACAGTTGAGGATATATAGAGATAATAAAACGATTAAGTCTAAAAATATGCATATTGATATATATTTATATACAACTTGAGTGAAATTTTGGCTGAAAAAATTTAAAATCTATAAAAAGTACCATAAGTTATTTTATTACTATACTTAAAACATTCACTTTTTTACTGCTGTTTGTAAGTTTTATAAAAAATTTCTATAGATAGTTTTGAACAAAGCGAGAATAATCTGAAAGTATACAAGCAGTAAAAAAAGTATATGTGCTATAATATGCTTTGAGCAAGTTGGATAGATGGTGGCTATCTGAGTATAAGGAGGTGGTGCCTATGGTGGCATTACTGAAATCTTTAGAAAGGAGACGCCTAATGATTACAATTAGTACCATGTTGCAGTTTGGTTTATTCCTTATTGCATTGATAGGTCTAGTAATCAAGCTTATTGAATTAAGCAATAAAAAATAACCATCGCTAACTTTGGCTGGTTTCGATGGTTAAATGGTTATTAATTTAATCTTTAATCTAAAATAGCCACCGTCTTTTTAACGGGCTCACTAGGGTAACATGTTTGCGCATGTTGCCCTTTTTCTATATATAAATTAACACACCATAATATAAATATCAAATAGACGGCTTATTAGTCGTCTTTTTATTTTGGATAAAAGGAGATAAGAATATGATTAATTGGAAAATTAGAATGAAACAAAAATCATTTTGGGTAGCGATATTGTCAGCTATCTTTTTATTTGCTCAAAACATCGCCAAAGCTATTGGGTATGATATTCAAGTTTATACAGAGCAATTAACAGACGGTTTAAACGCTATATTAGGATTTTTAGTATTAACTGGTGTGATTCAAGACCCGACTACTAAAGGTATAGGTGATAGCCACCAAGCTTTAGAATATGAAGAACCAAGAAGAAAATACTAGGAGGTAAAATAATGAAAACATACAGTGAAGCAAGAGCAAGGTTACGTTGGTATCAAGGTAGATATATTGATTTTGACGGTTGGTATGGTTACCAATGTGCAGATTTAGCAGTTGATTACATTTATTGGTTGTTAGAAATTAGAATGTGGGGAAATGCAAAAGATGCAATCAATAACGATTTTAAAAACATGGCAACAGTATATGAAAACACACCATCGTTTGTTCCACAAATAGGTGATGTGGCTGTATTTACCAAAGGAATATATAAACAATACGGTCATATTGGTTTAGTGTTTAATGGTGGTAATACAAATCAATTTTTAATTTTGGAACAAAACTATGACGGTAACGCAAATACGCCTGCAAAGTTACGTTGGGATAATTATTACGGCTGTACTCACTTTATTAGACCTAAGTATAAAAGTGAGGGCTTAATGAATAAGATCACAAATAAAATTAACCCACCTGCTCAAAAAGCAGTCGGTAAATCTGCAAGTAAAATAACAGTTGGAAGTAAAGCACCTTATAACCTTAAATGGTCAAAAGGTGCTTATTTTAATGCGAAAATCGACGGCTTAGGTGCTACTTCAGCCACTAGATACGGTGATAATCGTACTAACTATAGATTCGATGTTGGACAGGCTGTATACGCGCCTGGAACATTAATATATGTGTTTGAAATTATAGATGGTTGGTGTCGCATTTATTGGAACAATCATAATGAGTGGATATGGCATGAGAGATTGATTGTGAAAGAAGCATTTTAATTCTTAGGTTAAAATGTTAAATATTTGTTAATTATTTTTTAATGTAAGTTTAGTTTATTTTAATATTTTCTTGATTTTTAATATTTTCTCAATATAAAATGAAGTTGTTGATATTTATCATCTTAAATAAGTGTGTTAGCTATAAAAAGAGATGAATAAAAACAAATATATTATATTTGGAGGAAGCGCCATGCTCAAAAGAAGTTTATTATTTTTAACTGTTTTATTGTTATTATTCTCATTTTCTTCAATTACTAATGAGGTAAGTGCATCAAGTTCATTCGACAAAGGAAAATATAAAAAAGGCGATGACGCGAGTTATTTTGAACCAACAGGCCCGTATTTGATGGTAAATGTGACTGGAGTTGATAGTAAAGGAAATGAATTGCTATCCCCTCATTATGTCGAGTTTCCTATTAAACCTGGGACTACACTTACAAAAGAAAAAATTGAATACTATGTCGAATGGGCATTAGATGCGACAGCATATAAAGAGTTTAGAGTAGTTGAATTAGATCCAAGCGCAAAGATCGAAGTCACTTATTATGATAAGAATAAGAAAAAAGAAGAAACGAAGTCTTTCCCTATAACAGAAAAAGGTTTTGTTGTCCCAGATTTATCAGAGCATATTAAAAACCCTGGATTCAACTTAATTACAAAGGTTGTTATAGAAAAGAAATAAAACAAAATAGTTGTTTATTATAGAAAGCAATGTCTTGATTGAATATGTGTAGTGAAAATTATCTTTCATCAAATTCTCATTCATGCACGAATGGTTCTTCCCCACCTAATCAGATATTAGGTGACTTATGGGGAGAAATCAGTTAGGATGAAAAAGTGGATAATCCTTTTTTAGGCAGGTACTTCGGTACTTGCCTATTTTTTTATGTTATAATCTTTCTAGACGTATTCAAAGGACGTCTTTTTAGATTGTATGTTATAGCTAGCCTTCCGGTTAATTTTTTGTTATGATGTGTTACACATGCATCAACTATTTACATCCTTGTTCACCCAAGCATGTCACTGGGTGTTTTTTCTTATGATAGAGAGCATAGTTTTCATACTACTCCCCCGTAGTATATATGACTTTAGCATTCCCGTATAATAGTTTACGGGGTGCTTTTTATGTTATAATTAATTGTATATAGTAGGAGTGAACTATATAGCCTGTTAAGTGGCCTAGTAACCTAACACTTATCCTGGCAATTGATACCCTTTTTGCCCTTCACTCGATAAATATATCTCAACAACATAGAAATATTACAGTCGCTACACCGCATCTTAAATGGTGTGGTTATTTTTATTGGAAGTGTGTATCAGGTATCAGTAATGTTAAAACACCAGCTAAAAATGAAAAGAATTCACCAGTGCCAGCAGGTTATACACTCGATAAAAACAATGACCGTATAAAAAAGAGACTGGTTATTACACAGTTGCCAATGTTAAAGGTAATAACGTGAGGGATGGCTATTCAACTAATTCAAGAATTACAGGTGTATTACCCAATAACGCAACGATCAAATATGACGGCGCATATTGCATTAATGGCTATAGATGGATTACTTATATTGCTAATAGTGGACAACGTCGTTATATAGCGACAGGAGAGGTAGACAAGGCAGGTAATAGAATAAGCGGTTTTGGTAAGTTTAGTGCAGTTTGATAATTAGATATATAAAGGTTTGGCAAGTTATGAAATGTCTGCCAAACCTTTATATAAAAAAGAAATATCTACCTTTTAATTTATGTAACTACTATTAGTATGCATATTCATTAGTTTTACCAGGACCATTAATTACATAAGATGATTTAGACTCTCCTTTTTTAAAGAAGTATGTTTTATACATTTTACCTAGTAACTCAACATTTTTTCTATCTTCAGCAAGTGGTGTATTCAGATATACTGTATAGTAACCTTTATTTTCAGTTAAAATAACCATTTTTTCAAATTGAGCAGTATTTTTTGTGCCTTTCTCTAAATAATTTCTCAAACGTTCATCTAATTTTCCTAGCGTTGTAGGAAGACCACTATTTTTAAATGATTCTTTATAAGCTTTTTCTTTCTCTAACATTTTCTTATTTGATTCTATTTCTTCATTTGTAGGAAACGGTTCAAAAGTAAAAGCTTTCGCTGAATGATGGTGTGTACTGATTCCTGCCGTTAAAAAACTTAATGCTAAAACTGTTGTTGCTAATTTCTTTTTCATAATGATGTTAATTCTCCTTAAATTCTATATTTAAATTTATAGTTAGTTTTGCGAAATTCCTAAAATGAGTTTAATCTAATCGACGAAATATATTAATTAACTTGAAATTAATAAAAGATTAATTATTTTTAACTAAAAATTAAAGTTCAATTAGTGTTTTGATGAATTTGGTCTTGATAAATTGAAATGATCTAAAAAACGCTATAATTTTTCTATTAATAGTAATTAATATGTGTTATATTTATCTTAGACACAGCAATGTGTTCAAATTTTCATCTATTCATAAGCTAGCCTTCGGGCTAGTTTTTTTGTGCTATATATTTGTTTTAATTAAATAAAATTAGATAATGCAATAGTAGCCATTTTATGTTAATATTACCTTGGGCGTTTTCAAGGAGCGCCTTTCATTTTTTATGTATTGCTCCTTTTCGGGCTAGTTTATTAAATTTATTTTTGCGCTTTCCAAATCAATGTATATGTGTTATATTGTTTATGGGAAGTAGGTAAGCATTTCGGTGCTTACCTTTTTTTGTTTTTCTATAAATACAATAAGGTATGTCAATTTGATAATTTATTAATTTTCATTTAATAAGAAGATCTATATAGTTAATGAATAATTAATGTACTTTTTTTTAGTTAGTCATTAAAATAAATTAGTACTAATTACTAAGGAGAATAAAAAATGAAAATTAGAAAATCTATACTTGCGGGAACTTTAGCAATCGTTTTAGCATCACCACTAGTAACTAATCTAGATAAAAATGAGGCACAAGCTAGCACAAGCTTGCCAACATCGAATGAATATCAAAACGAAAAGTTAGCTAATGAATTAAAATCGTTATTAGATGAACTAAATGTTAATGAATTAGCTACTGGAAGTTTAAACACTTATTATAAGCGAACTATAAAAATTTCAGGTCTAAAAGCAATGTATGCTCTTAAGTCAAAAGACTTTAAGAAAATGTCAGAAGCAAAATATCAACTTCAAAAGATTTATAACGAAATTGACGAAGCACTAAAAAGTAAATATTAAAAAAACCACCCTTTTACGGGTGGTTTTAATTTTCTAGATAATATAAAAGTGTTCATAAATAAAACAGTATAGGCAAACAATAAAGTATTGAAAAAAGTAAGTTTAATATGAAAATTGTTAAATGAACGACATCTTTTGTTTTTATAAATATCAAGAAAATAATCAAACTCAAAATAAATAACGTAACTGTAGTCATAGGCGTCCATACATAATCAGCATTAGTCATTAAGAATGGTGCAGCCATTATGAAAAAATTTATAATGCAGATGAAATAGACAATTAGACTATAAATTAGGTAAATAACAATACACACCCTTCATAAATAAATAAATAATTTAAATCCTATATATTTTAACAAAAGTAAAACACAGAAGTGTAGAAAATAAAAAATATTGGTAAATAAAATCAATAAGTTTAACCAATATGTTGCTCGCTTCATACCGTATATTGCAACAAAAATTCCGATCAAGAAAAATATAGCCCCTATGATAAAACAGAAATCCGATGCTGAACTATTAAAAAATGAGGTGTTTAGAGTTAGAAAATGAGTTAATGAGTTGACTATAACTAATAAGATATTAATTATATTTGTATGGTTCTTCACATGATACCTCCAAGTAAAAAAATCTAATTAATAAAGTGAATGCTTGATGAACAAGCAGTTATTCCAAACAGAATCAATAAGAAAAGTAGAATCAACATGCTAATGCCCCATAAACAACCCTTTTCACTTTCTCTATTATTAATTTCTTGACTTCTTTTAAAGATATTATTACTTTTACATTCTTTAGTTGTTTTAAATTTCACGTTTTTATTACTTCCTTTTGTCTAAAAGTTTACAATGAATTTTTGATTATAATAATATATTCAAAATAGTACTATCTAGTTTGATATGTCAAGCAATATTATTATAAAATTGGAATTCTGAGTTGTCTACTCTAATTTATTATATTTACCTATAAAAATACACCTCAAAAAATAGATTTTTCAGTCTAGCTTTTGGGGTGTACATTCCACACAAACATGTGATTATTTTGATGTTTCTATTAAACTTGTAATTTTAAATTTAAAGTCCCTAAAAAGTCCCTAAAATTTTATTTTATATGAGGTATTATTGATAATGATAAAGTTATAAACCTTGATATTATGCTGTTTTACTTTTTGAATGATAAGTAATTTTATGTTAAAAGTCTCCAGTTTGGATACAAAACGGTCGATAACATATAAACGTTATGACTAACTAACTTCAAATCAGTATCATCTTTCTTAGATTCGGCTTTGGCACTATTGTCAGTAAGTGCACCAACTAATAATAAATTTGCTAATGCAAGTGTTGCAACTTTTTTTAGTGAATTGGATTTTGTTTTTTTTACCATCATTATCACTCCTTTTATATAGCTTACAACAAAATAGATGCAAAATTGATTAACTAAATTTAAATTAATTATTAAATCGAATTTATATTTTTAAGTAAATGTTTTTTGAGTATAAAGATGCTGTAAATATAATCGACAAATATAATCGGAATTAAGAAATGAAGATTGTTATGACATTTAAGTTTGAAACTTGGTATAAACAAAATCAAACAACATTTTAGGTATTGTAAATTAGTTAGTTAATCAAAATTAAAAGAACTTTTAACAGTGTTAAAAAATTATTGTTAAAGATAATTTATTATTAATATTCAGTTAATTCAAAAAATAGAGAAAGTCTGGCTATAATAAAGTTGCAATCACGAATTACATAAAAAAGGAGAGATAATTTATGAAATTTAAGTCATTGATTACAACAACATTAGCATTAGGCGTTATAGCATCAACAGGAGCAAACTTTAATACTAACGAAGCATCTGCCGCAGCTAAGCCATTAGATAAATCATCAAGTACATTACACCATGGACATTCTAACATCCAGATTCCATATACAATTACTGTGAACGGTACAAGCCAAAACATTTTATCAAGCTTAACATTTAATAAGAATCAAAATATTAGTTATAAAGATATAGAGAATAAAGTTAAATCAGTTTTATACTTTAATAGAGGTATTAGTGATATCGATTTAAGACTTTCAAAGCAAGCGGAATATACGGTTCATTTTAAAAATGGAACAAAAAGAGTTATCGATTTGAAATCAGGTATCTACACAGCTGACTTAATCAATACAAGTGACATTAAAGCTATCAGTGTTAACGTAGATACTAAAAAGCAACCTAAAGATAAAGCTAAAGCAAATGTTCAAGTGCCATATACAATCACAGTGAACGGCACAAGCCAAAACATTTTATCAAACCTAACATTTAATAAAAATCAAAATATTAGTTACAAAGATTTAGAGGGTAAAGTTAAATCAGTTTTAGAATCAAATAGAGGTATTACTGATGTTGATTTAAGACTTTCGAAGCAAGCGAAATATACAGTTAATTTTAAAAATGGAACGAAGAAAGTTATCGATTTGAAATCAGGTATTTACACAGCGAATTTAATCAATTCAAGTGATATTAAAAGTATCAATATTAACGTAGATACAAAAAAACATATCGAAAATAAAGCTAAAAGAAACTATCAAGTTCCATATTCAATTAATCTAAATGGTACATCTACAAACATTTTATCGAATCTTTCATTTTCAAATAAACCTTGGACAAATTACAAAAATTTAACTAGTCAAATAAAATCAGTACTGAAGCATGATAGAGGTATTAGTGAACAAGATTTAAAATATGCTAAGAAAGCTTATTATACTGTTTATTTTAAAAATGGTGGTAAAAGAATCTTACAGTTAAATTCAAAAAATTACACAGCAAACTTAGTTCATGCGAAAGATGTTAAGAGAATTGAAATTACTGTTAAAACAGGAACTAAAGCGAAAGCAGACAGATATGTACCATACACAATTGCAGTAAATGGCACATCAACACCAATTTTATCAAAACTAAAAATTTCGAATAAACAATTAATTAGTTACAAATATTTAAACGACAAAGTGAAATCTGTATTAAAAAGTGAAAGAGGTATCAGTGATCTTGACTTAAAATTTGCGAAACAAGCAAAATATACAGTATATTTCAAAAATGGAAAGAAACAAGTAGTGAATTTAAAATCAGACATCTTTACACCTAATTTATTTAGTGCCAAAGATATTAAAAAGATTGATATTGATGTAAAACAATACACTAAATCAAAAAAAAAATAA